CCGTTGCAATAGGATCTAATACAGATAATTTAATTTTGCGTGCTGGTGGCACAGAACGTATGCGCATCACCTCTGCTGGCAACGTAGGTATTGGTACGACTAGTCCTAGTCAAAAACTAACGGTAAATGGAACAGACGCAAGAATTTATTTAACTGGTGCAAACACTGACATTAACATGGACAATAGTGCGTCTGGTCAGCTATCGTTAGACGGTAACGCTTATGCTTTTGGTATAGCACTTAATTCTAGTGGAGCAAACTTATACACTAATTCAGTTAGTCGTGACTTAATATTTGGTGTTAATGAAACTGAAGTAATGCGAGTAACTAATGATAGCGTTGGTATTGGTACAAGTAGTCCATCCGATACACTAACCGTAGCCGGTACAGGAAACTTCAGTGGCAATGTAACAGCAAGTCACTTTGTAGGTACTGCTACTGAAGCACTATATGCTGACTTGGCAGAGAAATACGTAGCGGATGCTCACTACGAACCAGGAACTGTTATGGTAATTGGCGGAGACAAAGAAGTCACTGCTAGTAACAGTTATATGGATCCCACAGTGTCAGGCATAGTTAGTACCAATCCTGCATTTTTAATGAACAAAGATCTTACAGCAGAACATGTTGTTGACCTAGCACTAACAGGGCGTGTCCCTTGTAAGGTGCATGGAATTATCAACCGAGGTGACATGATTGTATCCGGCAACATAGCAGGTGTTGGCACATCGTGTACTGACCCAAAATTTGGAACAGTAGTCGGCAAAGCATTGGAAAATTACAATTCAAAAGAAGTGGGTATAATTGAGGTTATAGCAGGTAGGCTCTAGCAATTCTAATAAATACACTATATATAATAACACGGAGCTAACAAATGCAAAATTTTTACCAACGTCTGCGAACCACATACACCGGCGAAGAAATCAACGCCGCAGCCACATACGAAAATGGGTCATGGACCTACGACACTGAAACAATTGAGCCAACTATACTAGATAATGATAGAACTGGCAAACAAGCAGTAGTACTTGGTAACGGGGCGAGTCGGAACGATTTTGATATTAAATATATCTTCAAGCAACCAAAATTACAAACATATGGTTGCAATGCTATACATCGAGACGCACACTACGACGTAGACTTTTTAGTAATCAACAATGATAAGATTGCGCAAGAACTAATTGCAAGCGGTGGCGCAACAAGAAAAGTTGTTTACGCAAACTCAGATCAAATCTTTGATCATCCTGGTGTATTTTATCTGATGCCACAAGATCCACAGTGGAATGCAGGTGCTATGGCGGCTTACATGGCTGCATTTGATGGGCATAAGCAGGTTTATCTAGTAGGATTTGACGGGCAAGATACACATGGCAACAACAATAATATCTATACTGGAACAAATGCGTATCAAATTGAAGACACAGTGGTTACTGATGACTTCTATGGTCTTGCACTTAAAACACTAATGCAAGCGTACCCATTAGTAGAGTTCGTTCATGTAAACAAAACTGGTAAAGGCAATATACCTAGTGCGTGGAAAGATTGTCCTAACTTCCGCAGGATTAGTTTTCATCAACTGGTAACAGAGTGTGATCTGTAAAGATTGCCTCCATTATCTTTAATTTTTCCAGTATCACCTTAAAACTAAAAGTACGCCAAACACCCGGATGCAGAGGCTTCGGGTGATCGGCTATGCTGGTCCATGCATATCCTCTGTGTTCATCATTTAACGTAGGTACAAATTCATCGTCAACAGGAATCAAGTATGTATGATATTCAAAATTATTGGATTCATTTGTAAATTTTTCTACAGGGATTATTTTATTGTAGGTAATAGGGCCAATTTCTTCAATGAGTTCTCGCTCTAATGCTTGCAATGATGATTCACCAGCTTCAACACGCCCGCCAACCAATCCCCATGTGCCTGCATGTCGCTTGCGATTGCGCAACAAAAATAAGTACCTGTGTGTTGATTTGCTGTAAACTAATGCACCACAGCCTATATAGCCAGACTCCACTCACCACCTCGATATAAACCTTCAACGCTTTTGACCCAAGTTGTTCCGGTCCAGCGATATTGAACACCAGTATTTGTATTGGTTACGTATTCTGTATCTGTAATCTCGCCACTGTCAAACACAACGATCCATCTTGTTCCGTTGTATTCTATTATGTCATTTGCATAGGCCACAACATCACCCCACACACTGTAGTTTTCGTTATCCTCAGCACCAATATGATCGGTAAGCAGATAGCGTGTTCCTGTGGTACGATTTGTTATATCACTGTCCACAGTAACATTGATTGGATTTATAATCTTAGCCACAGCAGTTAGTGTGTTTAAGGGCATGGTGTCTTCTGTAGGTGTAAACAATAGTATAGTTGGATCTGTTGGATGATAAGCAATCTGTCCTATCAGTTCAGTACCAGTTGCCAACTCTAATCTTATTTCTGTAGTACCTGTAACCAGTGTGCCGTACACTCCAATTAGTGCTTCCCACGTTTCTTTTGTTGGAGCAACCTTGGTTATAACACCAGACTCGCTTACGACTTCTTCTGGCTTAACCAACTTCATTTGGTTTCCGGTATAGTAAATGCCATACTCTAGTGGTGTAACTTTTACACGAGCAACAAGATTGCTTAGTATAGTATCGTCACTGAATTCGCCTTGTTCATCATACACACTACCGATAAACTTTTGTATTACACCAAGACGCTTGACCTTAGCAGGACTACTAATCCATATTGGCATTTCGAATGTAAGTGATGCTATATCTATGCTTTCTTCTGCGTTCGTTGGTACAGTTCTTGAGCTCCATAACATGTCGCTGAGTTGTACAAATGTTAAACTTGTCCAGTCTACATAGTTGTCTGTGGACTGTATTTCAAAACTTGGATTAAACAGTGTTGCAATCTGTTCGACTATCTGCATTTTTTGTTCAGTGTTGCTGGTCCAAATATCCAATTTAATCTGTAACTTATATGGAACAGGCATTAGTCTTTCAACAGTATAACTATCACCTTGCTGATCTGTGTATGTTCCAGTTTCAGCATCGTAGTGTCTTTCACGTAAATTGATTTTCCCTACATGCGTAGGGTCTTGCATACGGGCTTGATCATATGTTAGCGCACCTATATAAGCACTCATAGCCGGTACACCATTGAGTGCATTCTCACTATTGTTGCGCAGTATAGTAGCGGCTTGCCTACTTTGATCTCCGTAGTATATAGGAACAGTTTGTAGTGTTTTTACACCGTCTGCGTTCTTACCAAATTCAACTTGAAACCCGCTTAGGATTCGCATAAACTGAACTAAGAATCTACGTATTTGTCCATCGTAAAAAAATTGTTGAGCCATTAATTATCTGCCTTAGCCTTTAATGCATCACTAAGACTTTGTCTTACTGTTACATTACCTGAATTGTTTGTAAATGTTTCTGTGTTGTTTACAAAGCCACTACGCTGTGTGGTATTGTCTGAACCAGGTGTAAGTGTGGTTCTCACATTATCTTCAATTTTCACCCAACGTCTCCCGTCGTATCTAAATAGTCTGTTTGGCAAGTAATCTGTTCTTAGTGCATAGTCGCCCACATTTGGACCATCTGGGAAAGCAATTCCAACAGTAACTGGCATGCCATTTGGTGTTAGTCCGCTTCCGGTCAAGTACCCTTCTGGCACAGCCTGCGGACTTAGTATAGCATAGTCTGTGTTTACACTGTCGCTATCAGCAGTTACGTTACCGTCAGCTGTTACACCAATTGGGTCACCTGGATACTTACCATCTGGTGTTGTTGACTTGATATAAAGGTGACTGATATCATAACCACTAAGTGGAACTTCTTTCTCTGCTTCTTTGATAATAGCGTTGTTTACATTTTGATAAGTTTCGATGGTACTTTGTACACTACCAAGACTTACGTTACCGTTGGTCGGATCCCAATCAGGAGCATCGACTTTGATTTGATCAAGTATGTCTTTGTACTCTTGACTGTCGGTTAACGGATTAAGTTTTACACGCCACAAGTGCGGCCACCAAGTTTGACTAAACCCTTCGGCAGCATTTTGACAATCACTTACTACGTAGAATCTTTTAAGTGCCACAGGCAGTGTGTTGTCCAATGGATAATAGTCCATTAAATGTTGTAACTCCAACACATCACCGTTCATCATTTTGCGACCAAGTGT